GGGAAAAACCGAAAAGGTATTTACCTTACAAAGTGAATCTAAATTTGCAAATGCAAGTTCTGGATCAGTGGTCTGAACGACCTATTGATCAACACTGTGGTAGTGGACAAATATTTCAACGGTATTTCCTTAGGGAGATGAGCATTGCTAACCCTTTCGCGAAGATACGGGACAGTCTTGTACCATTTTTGGAATTTCCTGAAACCTCTGTAATCAAAAATTTGATTCGGGGTCTCTTCTAACTCCAATTCTGGAACTTCTTTAATCGGCTTACTGCCGATTACTGTCTGGTATTTCTTGAAAAGGTGCCTGGGCACTCTGACGAGCAGATCATCATCAATCTCACGAAGTATAGAACACTTGTTCTTAAGTAACTTGAAGAAATAAATTTCGTTATTTCTTATTACTTCGAACTGGTTCTGAGGATAGTGGAATTCAATTCCTAATCCCCCAAAATCAATTGGTACTTTTAACGATTGTGGTGTCCTGCGTAGTAGAATCTTAGCGCGATGTATGTGATCACTCAAATTTTGAGGCTCAATGCGTAAAGCATGAGCAAGATTACCTACAAAGCTGCTAACCTTCTCTACAGCGCCAAAGCATCCAGTAGCTCGATGAACTAACTTCCCATTAGAGGATGTCAGGAGTTGAGAATTTATTGAACAAAAATCGGGACTCGAATAATTTTTACCAACCGAGGGTTTTAAACCTACGGATTTGGTTAATCTTTTCCAAGACTCGATCTTTCTCAGTGATTCTCTAAAGAGGATATCATCCCCATTGATAAGTGCTTCGATTTCGTTCAACTCTTGTCTTTTGATAATACCAATACAAGCAGCATTGGCAACACAAAGGACCGGGAACGATAGAAGACTACCCATAAGTTGGCCTTTAGTCTGAATAATATCAGGCTGGTTGGTCCAACTCGGGTACTTAACAATGTGGGGTTGACTCTCAAACTCCATCCACTCTTTATAGGGCGAAGGTATTACCTTCGATAGTTCTTCGACAGCAAGTTTCATTATGTCTTGATTAAGATTATCAGTCGCAGACTCATAGTCACCAGATAACCAATTGGGTCCATAGGACCATTGGTTAACCCACTCAAGAGGAATGTCGGGGCTACCTGTTAAATGAAAGCATTTAAAATGTTGGAGAGATCTCCACATTGCTTTCTGGACAGGTTTTAAAACCCAACATTCTTCTTCAGCTTTGGTGATCATCCTGACCTTCAACGGTTCAGGGATGGCATGAGCTTTGACTATTGGTAATCTTTCTGGTGGATTAATCGGTATCTTGAAACCTAGATTAGGTTTGAAAGGTCCATTGACAGTGACAGGGACAACGAAATCATCATATTTAGCTCTTTGTCTAAATAATTTCATTGATCTCTCAACTATCAGCTTGACGAATTGAGGACCCGTTAGTTCGAACATAGTTCGAACATTCGAGTTCATCAAATCGTCATTGAAGACCTTCTCGCCTATTCTATATTTCTGGGTCAGTTTATTGAAATCAAAAATCTCATAGGCCGGGTAAATTCTTCTAAAGAAGGCATCCTTGTTTGAAACACAAGTGTTTGCCCATTTGAAAGAACTTTCCGGGTAGTTACTGGTCAAGATCAAAAAGTCGGAAGTGAACTTCCTTCCTTTCTCTTTGAGATCAGCCATAGGCAGCACCGTCGGAACATTAGAACAAATTTGTATAATTTGCTTTTGTTCGTCGACGCAGTCATGGGATGAAAAAGCATCATCAACTACAGAGATTAATTGGTTTCGGTAACCGTCCCAATGATCCGTTGCTATACTCCTCTGGTAAACCGAGTCGGATAAGCCAAATTCTTTGCAAATTGCACTGTTGATTTTCTCAACAAGAAATGACTTTCCGACACCTGGTTTACCTGTAAGGTGAATAACAACAGGATCAATCCTCCAGTTATCAGAACATAAAGATCGC